TATCACCAATATTGTAACCTGTTCCACCACCAGCTATATTATCTATGGTGGGTACTCCACCGGCTACAGTTACGTCTACTGTACCACCAGAGCCAAAGCCAGTAACATTAACTAAAGGTACAGCTAGATAAACCCCATCGGTATAACCAACTCCAGCAGTAGATACTATTCCTTCAGAAATAACCACATCAAAACCAATAGGCCCTTTGATGACTAAATGTATTTCATAATCTGATGTTGGAATAGGCCAAATGTACACATTCCCATAAGGGAATGCTCCATCATAAAAGAAATAAACAGGCCACGAATTTAAATTTTTCAAAGCTATCTGAGCGTAATTTTCCCAACTGAAGATAGGAGTTAAAGGATAGCTAACCTCGTTTTCAACTCCACCTGAATTTAATTGTTTAAAATAAGCAGCTTGTATATTGTTAGGTCTAGCTGCGTTGTAGTATTGACCGGGGCCAATTCTGTTAGATTTTAAATTGTTGCCGGGAGCAGAAATTTCATAAAGATTGGGGACAATCCAACGCTTCTTTTGCCACCTATCCAGCATACGGGTTAGGAGCGTAAAGCAATCATTAATGTCCTCAGGTAGTGGTGTTTGGCCTACGCCAGTTACGCCAGCTTCCTTAAGGCATAATGTTATGAAGTCTCTTGCTGTAGTCATTATTATTTAGCCGTAGGCCAAAGATTAGCAGCTGGAGCAGCAGGACCACTAGGCTCCCCCCTAGCAGCCTTTTCTTCTTCCTCGTTATTAACAATAACTTTACCCACAAACATAGGGTACTTGGTATGACCAAATTCATTTAAAATGTTAGGGTCTTTACCGTAGCCGGGATGGGGGTTTTCTACACTCCAAGGATGCATATTGATGGACTTTCCGTCTAACACCATCTGCTCAAAAGGCAGGACTAAATCTTTAGGCTCAGGGAATGCGGTAAGAGACATTTTTTAATTTTCCTTGTGTTTGATAAGGTACACTTTAATTTTTTCTAGCAATATTAAATCTTCATTCAATTTTCCAATTGTGGTATTGCAACGTCCACAAAGTAAATCTCTAATTTTACCAGTTGCGTGATTGTGATCTACAGCTAAGCTTTTAATAGTTCCAGTATTAGGACTAGTAGACGTTTCTGGCAATTCGCAAATAGCACATACAAAGTTTTGAGAAGCTAATTTTTCGTTATATTGCTCGCGAGTAAGATTAAATGTTCTCTTGAGATTTCTATCACTCTCCATTGATGGATTAGCTGCTAGCCTAGCTAATCTTTTTCTAGCCCACCAATCTTTATTAGTTTCTCCTTCTTTACGCTTTAAATGCGCTTGCCATTTAAAGTTGTCAGGCCCAAATGGCGCATTCCTCAATTTAACTAATAAAAAATTGCCATCAGGTTTAGGCGAAACAGCTTTAACAAAAATTGAAAAATCTAGCCAAGCTTCACATAAACAATTGTCTTGCTTCCTTTGCCACCAAATTATATACAAAGGATGATTGCGTTTTTCTCCTTCAAACGATTTATCTCTAGCCGCGTAATCAGGAGCCGACTTATAAAGCTGCTGATAATGTTTGCCGCACCAACCTTTTCTTTTTACTGGCTGGTAGCATCCATCTACGGAACAAAGTTCTTTAGATTTTTCCCATTCGTTAGACCAATTCATTCTTTTCTTCCTCGTTAGAACTAAGCAAAAATAGCTCAGCCTAACGAGGAAGTCAAGACAAAATCAGAACTAAACGCGGTCGCAAATCACGCAGAGCCATTCTGGTCGTATGAATTTAAATCCAAAAAGCACATCCAAACGAGTAGCGAGCTGATCCGTCAACGGAAGATAATCCGTCAACATACGCATAGAGACACCATCGTAGCTAGTGCGGCTGGCTTCTTCAACTGCTTTCTTGGGCATAACCAAGTCAGCAGAAGCCATTGTAACGGCCTTCTGTGTGTAAGCCAGAGACTTACGATACACAGAGCTAGCAGGAGTAACCAGCACCATTGCCGCGCCATTGATGGGCAGAGCGTCAACAGTCTGATACTGTTGGTCAGCACCACCAGCAACACCACCAACCGGGCCAATCATACCGGGATAAATCGGAATAGTTGTAGCGGTAGTAGCAACGTCAGCAGTAACAACAAACTGACGCAATGTACCTAAGCTATCCTTGGTAACGCGGTTAACAGCGTTAACGTTAGCAAAAGTAATAATGTCACCCTTGCGGAGAGTGCCAGTGATGGCATTAACGGTAATGTTACCGCCAGAAGTAGAAGTAGTTTGTCCACCACCGTTAACAGTACCGCCAGCACTAAAAGTACCAGTAGCATGTTTAATAATAGTTTGGTCGCGGAAGAAACGATCAAAACCTAAACCAGACTTCATCATACCACTACGGAACTGCGAGGAGATTTCCGTAACAGGATTGAGCAAGCCAGCTAACGAGCTAACTGTGCGTGCGTCTGAAGTAGGGTCTTGAACGCAGCGCCTATCCATCATGGTAGCGCCTTGGTCATCAAGGATAGCATTGGCTCCCGTAAACTGATCCATTGTCGGGGAGATAATGTTACCAGCGCCGTCAACGTTGCTAATCAGGTTACAAACACCACCCTCAGAGCCGCGCATAACGGTAGATGCAACCTTACCGCAAAGAGCGTTAACCATCGGAGCCACAACCAGCTCAGAGTAACGGTCAATGCTCATAGTGCGCTCAGCAGTCGAATACGGAGTAGCAACATTCTTCTGACTAGAAACAGTCAGAGAAGTATACTGCTGTGTATTGTTCTGCAACTGCATCGCGGGACCATCAGTAACAACAAAGTCAGACGGCAGACGAATGCGGAGAGTGTCACCAATCTTAGCACCGTCAACAGCGAATTGGTCATCGTACTGAGTATCCATGTTCATAATGAACAGGTTACTATTTTTAAATAACATTACAGCTTCGGCTGTAATCATATCAATAGTTAAATAAGTGTTGCTCATGTTGTTGATTTCCTAATAGTTGATTAGATTAATTTGTTTTGTGAAAAAGCAGATGCTTGAGTTCTGCAAATTGAAACAAGCTAATCAGGGTCTATTAGGAGCCGACAAAGAGGCTTTAACTTTTTAACAGCAGGGTCTTTAATCCGGCCAAGAGGATTTCCAATTATCTGTATTTAAAGATTTTTGATTTGTCAATTGCCTTTCCCATTGTTTTTTAGCAGCTTCAGAAAGCTTGCGCTTGTGTTCGTCAGATAGAGATTTACCTTTCTTAGCTGCTGCCATTTTAGCGCGAGTTTCTTCAGTAGGGCGGTAATTTCCTCTAGCTGCTAATCTCTTAGCAATCTCCTCAGGAGATTGCTTGCGACCTTTAACAAATTTAGTTCTGTGCGCTATAACTTCTTCTGATTGTTTACGTCCTTTATTTATTTGGTTTCCGCTCATTAAAATTCTACGTTTAGCTATTGTTTCTTCTGATTGAGTTTTACCAATTTGCGATTTTGACATATTTTGCCTAGCTTCATCAGTATGCTTGTAACCTCGCATACTACCGCCTAGAGGAGCCACATTGTACTCAGGCTTTAATAAATTTCCCCAATACACTTCTCTATCATTAAGATTAGAAACATCCGTTAAAACTTCTAAAACAACAAATATAAAATTATGCTCCCCATGCTTACACCAAGCACGTTGCAGCAAAATACTATGATGATAAAAACCTCTTAAAGCTTTTCTATGCTCACGCCAGCGATAGTCTCTATCTGAGGCTTGCCCAACGTAATGTTTATCATCAATGATATTTATAATTGCATAAATGCAAATCATTCAAATTCTCACATTAAAAAGTGTGGGCACTTAGAAAAATGCCCACACTTCACTAAGCTGTCGGCTAAACCGTAATCACTTACGGTTCACTCTCTCCATTAAGGTAGAGAGCCGCGTCGTTCCAACAGCTCAATTCATTCTCCCCTGCTTACGCCGTTCATCCATTTGCCTTGTACGCTTAGCCACATAGCTTTCCATATTTTTAGTATCAGCTTCGGTAATGGTAATGCTGTTGCTGCGACTACCATTAACAGGCTCTACAGGGTCAGGCACTTTAGAAAATTTCTTAGGCTTAGGTTTTTTAGCATCTGACAATTCTTTAGAAAGCTCCACTAACTTTTTAGTTAGCTTGGTTGGCTTGTTAGCCATCCCATAAACTTCTTCTGCTATATCGTCATCAGCAGCAATCTTAGCCAACACTTCACCGCCATTATCCAAGTCAGATAAAACACCAATCATGAATGACGGGATCGGGCCAAACTGCTCAGCCATTTCATTTACTTTAATATCAAAATCCTTGTCTATCTTCTTAGCGTCTTTTTGTAAAACTTCGCAGCTTGCATCAAAGTCAGCTTGCAATTGTTTTAAATCATTTGTTCGCTTTTCTTCAGCCGCAATAGCTTTAGCTCTAGCTTCAATTTCTTCAGCTGTGAGCCTTTTTTCAGGGTCAGCTTCTAACTGAGCAGTAAGCCTAGCTACTTCAGCTTCAGCTGCTTTAGCCTTAGCTGTAGCTTCATCAATGCGAGCCTGCATCCTGTCTTGCTTGCGCTGAGCTTTAGCCGCAATCTTTTCTTGCTTCTCACGCTCAGCTTTAACTTCAGCAGTTTCCTCTACTTTTGCTGACGCATCTTCTTCATCGTCCTCATCTTCATCTTCTTCATCATCTTCTTCATCGTCTGTATCTTCATCTTCAGGCTCAGCAGGAGGAGCAACTACTGTACCCTCAGTATTTTCTGGAAGATTGCCTTTAGCAATTTGCTCACGCAATTTCTTACGAGCTTCATCAGCAGAACCTTCATCGTTGTTTCCGTCATACAAAGCGTATGACAGGAGAGAACCACCATTCATTAAATGTTTAAGCATTTGTATTTACCTCAGCAGGGCTTTCAATAGGAATTTCAGGATTATCCATTTTAGGATTATCAACATTAACAACGTCAGCAACTTGTCTACTTTTAATTTCAGCTTTTACGGCGTCTCTTAAATTTAAAAATTCAGGGTTTATAGGAGGAAACGTAAGAGCTTTTTTATTATTAACTTTATCAAATTTAAAATGCTTACTGGCTTCTTCTCTTTTAGCCTCAGCGTCGTCTAAAGATTTTTCTATCTGCCCTAAATCCCAAAGGTTTAAAGCAGATAAAGGAGTACCGTTATAGTTGTCAATCATTTTAGCAAATCTTTTTTAAGCTGCTCACTTGCTCCTTAGCAAGCTTTTTAACATCGGCCATTAAAGCTTTATCGCGTTTATGTTGCTCAGCACGTTGAATATCGCGCAACGCATCTTCAGCTTTCCATTTACGTTCCCTAGCTTCATCCTTAGGACTTTCAGTAGCTTCACCAACAATCTTAACTGGCACAGCTCCCTTGCTGGCTTTGAGAGGTTCAACAGGTAACTTTGATTTCTTAGCCATGTTAAGCAGTCCTCTTGCTATCAAAATTAAAATCAATTTTTGGTGTATTTAAAATAATGGGTTTGGGTTTTTCAGTATCAGCTTTGTAAAGAATAGTATTTTCAAATTCAGTCAATCCAGCAGCCTTACCCATTTCACTAAGCTGTTGATCGTTTACACGCTCCATCAAAGCATTATAAATTATTTCCTTTTGAGCAGCTGGTGTATTTTCTCGCCCAAGGATAGTAGTCAATGCTTCAATCGCAGCAGGAATAAATTTTTCCAAATGCGCTCTCGCAAAATTGCGAGGATTGTTTTTATACTTACGCAAATCAATTTTCTGGCCTTGCAAAGTAATTATACCCATACCACTAGAGCGAGCTGCTTCAAAAAAAGTGCCAGCAAATTGCCCTGCGGTCTTTTCTATAATTACGTTAGATGGGTCTACGATTTTCATTTGCTTTTCTCATTAAAAGGATCATGACTAACAGGAGTGAACATATGCGTGCTGGAGAATAAGGGGAAACCCTTGTGCATTGCTGTGTCGCGTAGGGATTGGGGAATGTCAATGTAGTAGACAGGCTCAGTCTTAGGAGGAACTGCTTTATTGCCCTTGATAGAGCCACCTTTTAAACCATTAGCAGGATTATTTAAATAGGCTCTAGCATCATCCATAGTTTTAAAATCTTTGACATGATTTACATCTTTATCATAAACAGAAATGTTTTCAGGGAAACCCTTATGTGTCTCTACCTGATACTGCTTAACCTTAACCCCATGCTCCTTACCAAGCTTCTCCAACGCCTTAGGAATGATTTGGTCATAGAAGCCTTTCATGCCTTCACCACCAACCTTAAGGTCTACTCCTTCAAATGTGTGAGATTTATCTACAGCCAAATTCTTTTTAACAATTTTTTCAGCTAACTCTTTCCCCACAAAATCAGATAATTTATTTTCAGGAACTCTGCTTTGTAATTGTTGAAAATTACCATCCCTAACACCACCAATATTATAAGTGCCATCTGGCAATTTACTTGCTTCGATGCTTTTAAAAGTCTTACTCAAATCATACCTAGCAGCCTGAGCCTCACCGGGCGTCCAGCTAAGCCTATCATAGCCTTTCTCAGCAGCTTCCCTAAGCATTCTTTTTAAAGCTAGCTCATGCCAAGTTTTTTTAAATGGTGCGTCTGGTACAGGAGCCACACCCGGTTCATTGCCGCCTAAGTCTCGATAAAGACGATCAGTTTCACTATCGGCTTTACCGTTAGTCTTGTACCCTACCTTTCGTCCTTGTTGATGCCAATCACTCTGAATTTCTTCCAAGTGCAATGACTTCTTACCATCAATGGTACGATCATTCATACGCATGTGGGCAAGGATATTTGGCTCATCCCAATGTGAGGATTTGTAGTTAGCTTCACTCGCGCTATTAGCCGAAATGTTAGCTTCTCTTAATTCTTTTTCTAAGCCATCACGCTTTTTAATCATTGCGTCTTTGGCTGCACTAGGCTCAGCATAAAGTATCTGATTGTTTAAATCTTTGTACTGCTGTTTTAGTAGCTCAGCGCGTTTGACTTCAGGTGCTACCCTACTAGGCAACGTCATCAACACTTCCCTATAGTTGCTGTTTCCCGTAAACGCAGCCACACCATTACGCCTAACGTAAATAGCATGATTTTCTACAGTTACACAGAAAGCAAAATCGTTATAGGGAGCTATTTCAAACTTAGCATCATCAACACTAGACCATTCTTTAGATTTAATCCCCACACAATATAAGCCACTAGGACGCTGGCGCACATTAGCATTTTTACCAATCATCAAAATTAAAATTTGAACATCTCCAGCCAATTGCTCAGATTTGGTAAAGAATGTAGTTTTATCTAATCTCCCCTCTTGCTCTGAGGTACAACCATCACCTAAAATTAATCCATCAAGCAAGCTATGAATTACAGACTTGCTTTGCTCGAAAAAGAAATAAGGTACAAACTTAAACTCAGATGTAGGCTGTTCATGAAACAGAGCTACCAAATCTTTATTTAAAGTTTTAACTCCAATGCCGTAAGCTTCTCCATAATACTTCCAAGCTATACCCATACGATTGAGTAACGCTTCAATACGATCACATTTTTCAGGATTGTATTCGCGGCACTGAGATATCTGAATTGTGTTTTTAACTTCTCCTTCACGCTTATAAGAGCCTTCAGCTAAATACCAACCAAACAACTCAGCCAAATCATGAGGATCAAAACCAAAAATTTTATCAGTCTCTCCACCATTCCAAACACCAGTTAGAGGCACAAGCATTTCGCTTTTGCCCCAAAGCTCTTTAGCAGTTAAACGCTGCAATTCGTTATTGCCGCTACGTCTACGCTTCTTAGCAATCATCTGATGATTTTCAGTAACGCGCATATTTATAGATTGGCTGAAGAAATGATAAAGATTTTCAGCATAGACCCTTGGCGTAGCTTGGACAGGTTGCCACTCCAAAATTCCAGCTTCATCTTTTCGCGTCATTACAACGTCACCAATTTCTACAGCATCAATTCTTTTCCAACCTTTGTTGGTTAAAATTTCTGTGTCTCTTGAGAGAGGACCACCGGGAAGCTGATAGGGATAGGAGTGATATTTGGTAGGAAATTGATTTTCTTTTAAAGTTTTATTTGGCAAACCTGTATTTTCATTGTAGACTGCCGGAGTTTGATCTCTGACAACTTCCTTCAACTCCACCTTATTACTAGCCAAATGCTCCTGTATTTGTTCCTTAGTAACAGGATTACCTTTGTTCTCCTCTAGGAAGCTCTTAAGCCCTGTCCAGTCTAATTCTTCACCTTTAACTCCCGGCTTATTGCTAAGCGTACCTAACCATTGCTCACCAGTCATTTTAGACTGAGGAATAGCATTAACATTATGCTCTACTGCTGAGTAGAAGGTTGGTTTGTTAGCTTGCAAAGCTGCTCCTTCTTTTGAGCTATCTGCTAGTAGCAACCCATTTTTACCAAAATTATCAGGATCAAATTGAGCAAATTTAGAGCGAAGTTTTGAAGGCTCACGAATTAAATATGAAGGACTTTCAGCAGAAACATTCATGCCTTTTCCACCGACACCCAAGCTACCGTATTTAGCTTGATATTTAACACTATCATAACCGTGTTTATTTAAAACCTTTTCAGCTTTATTTGGTCCTACGCTATCTATATATGTATGCAACGGAGGAGCTACTTTAGGATCACCTTTATTAACGCCTTCCATATACATGGGTTTGCGGCCAGTACCTTTCAGTAAATCTTCTAAAAAGGCAGCTTCTGAAGAACCTTCTACTACAGGTTTAGTACTATCTAACATCTTACCTAGCTGAGCTTTAAGAGGCATCACATTTCCAGTTTCTCCTGCGTATATAGACGCAAAAGCAGGGTCCTCAGCAACATGAACACCTTTTAAACCCATTTGTTCTTTTTTAGAAGCTCTTGTGGCTTTTAATTCAGTTAAAGCGTTGTTGGTTGTACCATGAAAAACATCAGTATTAAATGGGTTAGTCTTAGCAACAGCTTCAATAGCCGTACCCGGCTTACTGCTATCAGCCATCAACGTACTAGTTAACGCCCCATACTTGCCCGCCTGAGGATCAATTAAACCATTGTCAATGCCGTATTTCAAAGCATCTTCTCTACTTAGAAAGTGCCCTTTATCATTAACAAAGCCAAAGTTGTAATGGCTTATATCTTCACCAGACATAGCCATCTTTTGAAACTCAGGGTATAAGTTTTGCGGTATTACATCCATATGCTGCTGACCTTCCTTACCCTTGTAAAGACGGTCTTTATATTTTAAAGCAGGACGTAATGAGGGAGTAGCGTTTAATACAGCCCCACTCTCAGTACCAGCCAAACCACCAGTACCAGCTAATGCAGATATAGCTTGCGCCTTTTCAATAATGCTATCTTGAGGAGTAGCGTATACTGGAGCTATTCCTAACTTTTCACCTAGCCATGTGCTATCTTTTGTGGGCATGCTAGGAGCTGGTATATCCGTAACATCCTCTCTACGCAAGCCCAAATTAGAGCCTTCTTTCATTACCGCATTGGCACCAGTTAAAGCCTCTCTAACTACCTTCTCAGGCCACAACTGATACCTTTGATCGTCATCACGAAACAGCTTGTTAATAACACTGTCAACCAATCTACTAGTTTTGGATGGTTGGCTGACAGGAATTTCTACAACAGCCTCAGGAGCACCATTAACAACAGTATTGTCTACTGGCAAGCTAGAATTACCAGTAATATACACTCGCCTAATTCCATCAGCTTCAGGAATTACGCTCTGAGGATCATAATCAGTTAAGTCAGATAAGTTAGGCATTTCCAGCAGGCTCAGCATCTAATGGTGAAACTTCCATATAGCCATTACGGCCTTTTACATAGTGCTTTCCATCAGCAGCTTGACGACTACCGGGTACACCTTCGAGCGAATCCGGTATCCCGTTTCCGTTAGCGTCCTCATCCCCCTCAGGAGCCTCAGCGGCTGGCGCTGGTACGCCTACTGGCGTCCCTCCCTCATGTAGCCCCCTAAGCTCCTCAGGCGTATCAGCACCCGGCCCTCCAGCCTGTAGAGCCTCTAAAACCGCTTGCTTGATAAGCGGCGCAATCTGCTCAGCAGAGAAGGCAGGACCAGAATTACCGATAGCTGTAATTCTATCAGTCAACGCTCTAAAATCTTCTCTGATTTCAGATACTGCTGTCTTAGTTTCATTGAGCGATTGATTACGTTCCTTAATTGACAGTTCCCTATCTTTATCAGCCAGCTCTTTTTGCTGCTGAGCAATAATGCCTAACTGCTGCTCAATCTTATTTGCAGCTTCAGTCATAGCCTGCTCAATATTGGGGTCCATTTCATCCCCTGTAATATTCTTTGGAATAATTTTGCGCCAACGCTGAGCCAACACTTGAGCTTCAGGGAAGTCCGCAACCTTCCATAGAATATCACCAGCAATGCCCATGAACTCTTTATTCTGAGCAGCGATTTGAGTTAAGGCGTTAAACGCTTCCTGACGACGGGTTGCGAAGCTAGGTCCGGTATCAGAAATAACAGCGTAGTTGCCCACATTAGGATTAAAAATAACCTCAACAATTTGTTGATTGTTATCGTCCTTAACCCCTTCTTCACCAGCAGCTTTCTTCTCATAAGGCGCTGTTGCTTCAGGATCAATAGTAACATTCATTATGGTATTGTCTTTAGCTTCAATACGCATAACTCGCTTAGTGTCATAAATCTTAGGAATAAGATCAATTAAAATTTTACCAGTAAAGCGAATAGCGATAGCTTGATTGTCAATAAAATGATAAGTTGCCCTGTCACCTTGGCGCTGACGTGCGTTAATAGCTACGCCAGATTTAGCATTTTCATTTTCTCCCATTTGAGCCTGATACTGGCCCGAAACCATCATCATTTCATTCTGTGCAATTTCCATCTGTTGCACATATGCAGGAGAAGCCTGAGGAGCAGGCATTCTGCTAGGAGCTGGTACAGGGTTTCCATCTTCATCAACATGATTGTAAGGCAAGTAAGAATGATTTTTCTTATTTGCTGAAGCATAATAATCTTCAAAACCTTCTATAGCTGCTTGAGGAGCTGTAATTGGGGACTTAGTTTGCAACGCTCCAAATTCAACATTGGCGCTGGAATTGACATTATAAATCCGCTGAGGATCAAGCAAGGCTCTTGTATGACCCTTACAATCCCATATGCCGTCAATGACTGTTTCTGTTCCTACTAAGCGAACAATAGGGATGTATTTACCAAGCCAAGGTTTTCTATCAACAATGCGATTACCAGCAATCTTGATATGCTCAATTTGCTCGCTTAATTCGTCTTGCTCTTTATAAGTTCTTTCTTCCTCAGGGAGATTGTTTTCGCGTGCTTTGATTTCATTAAACATAGCCTTTCCATCAGCAGGAAGATTAGACCATTTGATAGGCCCAATTTCTTCTCCCGTTGTAGGCAATATAAAATAAACTAACTTGTCAGGCTCTATACTTTTTCTAAAATATTCGCATACCCTGACGCTATCTTTAGTTAACCAACCTTGATAGCTATCGTCATTAAATGCTGAGTTGCCAACATCTTTCCATTTAGGATGTTTAGCTTCATACAAATCTTTTGGCATATCATCAAAGATAAAACCAAACCAAGCGTCAGAACCATCAACCTCGTTTATATTAGGGTCCATATAAACTGAGCGAGGGTCTTTAATGCGACGAATAAATATTTCTTTATCAAAAGTACCTGTTATTTTTTCAACAGTTACTCTCCAGTATCCCCAACCAGCGTCAACCTGATATGTAGCAGCGTTATCATAAACGTTTTCAGCACAGGAATTATATTCAATATGCCTAACAACTTCCTGAAACACTTGAGCTGCTTCAAAGCTGGCTTCATCACCAACAGGACGAATGTTAACTCCCGGCTTATTCTGCTTTCCATCATTTATAATTTGTAAATTGTGCTGGCGAGTTTTGTTAATAGTTAAGCAGGGCCTTTCATTCTGCATCCTATCGCCAACAACCCAATTATCCCATTGGTACATATTGACGCTATCGGCATTAGCAAATTTGTAATCATACTCAAAATTAATTCGGGCTAATGCAATCACTAATGCTTTAACTTCTATTCAAACTGCTACCGCTAGCACTACCCAAACTCAGGCAGGTGCTACCGTAATTACTGCTGCTTCTGCTGCTGTTACAACTGCTAACGC